CTTTCACGTTGTCAGTATCTTTTAAGGATTTTAACCCATGCAACCAAAGCCCTGTCTTCTTTGACTCAGGATGCCCAAACATCCAAGGCTGTATGTATTGCGTTGGTTTGAAAGGCAACACGCCGACAGGATTTTCCATGCAAACCCTATCACAGACACTTGTAGCCAGCTCCCATAGCTTTGTGGTCCATTCAATAGCTTCTAGCCTTTGGTCATGCTTTGGCATGTCTTTGCCGTACCAAGCGTTGCCACTAACTGCCAAGGCTGTGCAAGGTGGGTGCATTATGATTAGATCCCACTCTTTGCTTTTGATTGCTGCTACGCAATCGCCTTCAATATGATATGGGCTGTTGTCGTCTGCGGGTAAGATGTCGTTAGAATATGCGTCATGACCTAAAGCCCTGAAAGCTTCCCTGACTGTTCCGCTTGATTCACATGCAATTAATACTTTCACTTTTGGCCCTCCATTCTTTCCGCTCTAGCTTCTGCTCTTTTAGCAATTCTTTTTTGATTGTTGATAATACCAATCATTTTCCTAAACTTTCTTTGGTTCCTTTTTTGTCTTTTAAGACTCATTTTATTACGCTCCTATTGTTAACACATAACATCAAAAGCCTCTGCGGTTAAACAAAGGCTTTTAATGTTGCTGAGTTAGCTTTCTATGTGATAACCAAGAGTAAAAACATCGTCCCCATTTGGAAGTGTTCCTTGGCCTGTGATAACGCAATTCCAATTATTCTTATCTATAATCTTCTGTGCCATTTGTCTCCCTTGCTCGGTCATATCCAAGGCATAATCAAAAGGTTCTGTGATTGAACCAATGTCCGCACAAAATGCTTTTAATCTTGAGCCTCTGTGGGTTGTTGGTCCTAAGTACTTAACTTGTATTGCTTTCATCATTGCTCCTAATTGTTAAATAGTTACACTCAAGCACACTGAAGCGTGCGCTTGGTCTAACTACTTTAGATTTTCTTGGTGGCTCCTAACATTAGCCCAAAAATCCTTAGATATACTGACGTTATCTCTTTGCCGTCACTCTCTCTAAATATATTAAACTCAAAAGTTTTATTTCTGCTCTTGTGACATTCTAAAACCCACCATCTACCAACCAAAACATATCCAGACTCTTCTTCAGCTTCAAACCAC